CTAAAAAAAGCGCTGGTACGTTTTATTGAAAGCGCGGATCGCGCCGCCGTGCTCAGCGCATTGCCAGCGGATGATTATGCGCTCTTGCGGGCCGTAGCCTTCAAAGGTGCAACCGCCTCCAATCTTGAGCGGAGAACGGGAGTTCATAATAGCCGGTGGAACTACAAAATACGAAAGGTGCTGCGCAGCGTTGCCGCGCTCTATGGCATCAAGCTCAAGCGCGATACGCTTGTTGAAGACTTCGACGCTGCGGAAGCCACACACTTTGATTGTTTTCCCGCATCTAAGTGCTGGGTCGACCACCACGGTCGCGAGCATCATGTTGAGCCTATCCTACGGCGAGGCCGCCCTAGGAAAAGAACCCTTGACATAGCCGGAAAAATTATGTGAAAAGGGTGAACCGTCCGAACTGTGCCTGTAGTCGCCAAATCGCCCCGTCCCGCGCCAAAAGCGCGGGCGTTTTTGTTTATGGAGTCAGATGTACGATCGCCGCCGCGCCCATGATGCAAAACGGGCGGCGAGTCAGCGTTGGCGTGCTTGGTATCGATCACCGGAATGGCGCGCTATCCGCGCCGCTCAGTTGCAGCGCGAGCCGTTCTGTCGAATGTGCGCGCGTGCCGGTACTCGAACGAAAGCCACGGTCTGCGATCACATCGAACGTCACCACGGCAACCGTATCAAGTTCTTTCGCGGGCCGTTTCAGTCTCTCTGCCAACATCACCACGATAGCGATAAGAAGCGGGCCGAGATGCTCGGTTATGATCCGACGCTAGGCAGCGATGGATTGCCGATCGATCCGCGGCATCCGTTCTTTACTTAAGAATGTCGAAGACCGCCCACACCGCAAAAAGGATCAAATAGGCAAGCTGCATAAGGGGTCCGCTCTGGCGCAGCCAACGCCAAAACCTCCCCTTGGTCCGTCGCTTTCTCCGTTTTCGGGCCATTGCAACCATACCCACTGAGTCAGCGGCACAATGGCTAAGCCCCATCGGCGCTACAACGCACCCAACACGATCCATTGCGCGAAGGGTTGGCACGGCGGATATCCTGCAACGAGTCCTGAGCGGTAAACCGTGAAACCGGGTAGGGCGGTCAAAAGTCAAAAAGTCTTTTGAGGGCAAGACCGACGCCCCCTCTCGTTTACAGAATTAGTTTCTCGGTTCGGTGCCCCAGAAACTCCATGAGGGCCACGCGGCGGGTCCGCTAACGGAAGACGGGATGCGTGCTGGGGATGCCGGCATTCATAACGCGCTCAATTCCGTCGACGCCGCGACTTACAATTAAGGATCATTGATGGGAAGGCGCGGACCTGGCGCGGGACGCCAGCGCCTCGCGCGTGACCAAGCCGAGGCGGCGCCGAAGAGGCGCTTGCCGTGGAAGAGAAAGGGGCTGACGCGCGCTCAGCGGGTTATCGCCTTTCTGGAATTCTTGCCTGTTACCAAGGGCGCTCTTCGCGGCAAGCGAATGAAACTCTTGCCGGATCAGCGGGAGTTCATTGAGCGGACATTCGCGACGGACAAGCGGGGTCGCCGTAAGGTCTCGCTCGCAATTCTGAGCGAGCCCAAAGGAAACGGGAAAACCGGACTCGTTAGCGGTATCTGCCTTTGCTTCCTTGTTGGGCCGGAAGCGGAAGAGCGCGGAGAAATCTATTCCGCTTCGATCACGAAGGCGAAGGCCGCGATAATCTTCAACGAGATGCGCGCGATCATTCAGCGCGTTCCGGAATTCGCCGGCCGTTGCAACATCATTGATTTTCACAAACGGATTCACGTCTACGGGGAGGGCGACGGGTACGACTCGACTTATGAAAGTCTGAGTTCTGATTCGAAGACGGCGCAGGGCCTTTCCCCTACCGCTTGGGCGTTCGATGAACTTGGCGAATCCGACGACGGCGGCGCCTTGCTGTCGGTGCTCATGGAAAGCGCCGGCAAGCGCGACGAAACGCTCGGGATCGTGCTTTCAACTCAGGCGCCTGACGACGAACACCCGCTATCCAAATTAATCGACGACGCGCTAAGCGGGGCCGATAAATCCGTCTATTTGCAACTTCATGCGGCCCCGTCCGATGCGGACCCGTTCTCAGACGAAACAATCAAGGCCGCCAATCCGGCATGGGGCAAGTTCCTCGATCTTGAGGCCGTGAAGAAGTCGCGCGATCGGGCGCGCAGAATCCCGGCATTTGAATCAGCTTACCGGCGCTTGAGACTCAATCAGCGCGTGGATGCGCAGAGCGAGACGCGACTCGTCCCGCTTACGATATGGAAAAAGGGCAGCGTGCCAGTCGATCGAATAGCACTGGCAAAGCGGTGCGCGTTCGGCGGTCTCGACCTCAGCAAGAAAAGCGACTTGAGCGCGCTTGTGTTGGCGTTTCCCGACGATGATCCCGACCCGAATTATGATGTTCTGTGCTGGTGTTGGACTCCATTCGACGCGATCGAGGCGCGGAAGCCGCAGGAACAAAAGCTCTTTCGGCAATGGATCAAGGACGGGTTTCTAATCGGCGTTCCGGGGGCGACGATCCGCTTCAGTTTCATCGCCAAGGAAATGGCGAGACTCGCGACCGAGTTCGATATCCGCGGCGTTGCGTTTGACCGTTGGAAAATCGACGACTTCCTTCAGGACTTGGCCGAAGAGGATTGTTCGGTTGCGCTTGAGCCGCGCGGGCAGGGCTTCAAAGATCAAGGCGCGGACGTCGAGATCACGAGCGAATTGCTGCTCAACGGCAAGGTGAGGCACGCCGGGCACCCGGTACTTACGGCCGCCTTGGCTGGTGCCGTCATGGAAAGCGACCCCGCCGGCAATCTGAAAATCACGAAGCAAAAGCAGCGCGGCCCGGTTCGAGTCGATCCGCTTGCCGCATTGGTCATGGCGCTTGGTTTGGCATCGCGCGGCGTCGACGCGCCGCCTCCGAAGCCCTCAGTCGGTGAGTGGCTAGCGCGCGGTCCGATTATGGTTGGAGTTTAAGTGGCATCATTCAGAAATTGGATCGGTAAGACGTTCGGACTAACGAACGCCGAGCCGTGGCGCTATGCCTTCGGTTATTCGAGCGCCGCCGGTAAATCGGTGACGAACCAGACCGCGTTGCAGCTCGCGACGGTATGGGCCTGCACGCGCACAACGGCGCAAGCCGTCGCGATGATTCCGCGTGGTCTCTATCGTCGCGAAGCAAATGGAAGCCGCACAAGTCTAGACGCCCATCCGCTGCATGAAATCATTTCGGTATCTCCGAATGCGGATCAAACCGCGCTAGAATTCTGGGAGGCAATGGCTGCCTGGCTCTGCGTTCAGGGCAATGCCTTTGCTGAGATCGCGCGCAGCGGGGATCGTATCGTCGCGCTGAATATCCTGCCGGCCGATCAGGTCGAAGTTGTTCGCAACGAGTCGAACGAGCTTCGCTACAAATTCACCGACAGGGGAAGGCCCGTCGATCTTCCCGCAGAGTCCGTTCTGCATATTCGCGGATTCGGTTTCGGCGGCGATGTCGGACTCTCGCCGGTTCGGTTCGGCGTTCAGACCTTCGGCAACGCGATTGCGGCCGATGAAACGGCGGGCAAAATCTTCGCTAACGGAATGATGCCCAGCGGCGTCGTCTCTACGGAACAGGTGCTGACGCCGGAACAAGCGGCGCAGATCGGCGAGTCACTGAGCAAGTACGCGAGTTCAACAAATGCCGGCAAGCTCATGGTGCTGGAGGCCGGACTCGAATTCAAACAGTTATCGCTTGACCCGGAGTCGATGCAGGCGCTCGAAACGCGGCGCTTTCATATCGAAGAGATTTGCCGCTGGTTCGGATGCCCGCCGATCATTGTGGGTCATGCCGCGCAGGGTCAAACAATGTGGGGGACCGGCGTCGAGTCGTTGCTCATTCAGTGGCTGACTACCGGACTCAATCCGTTTCTGGTTCGGATCGAACAACGAATCTCTAAGCAACTTCTGGCACCCGGCGAACGCGCGACGGTGTACGCGCGTCACAATCGCGAGGCGCTTCTACAAGCCGATAGCGCAGCTAAGGCGGCATTCCTGTCGAGCCTTGCACAGAATGGATACATCACGAGGAACGAAGGCCGCGCGAAGCTGGAGATGCCGCGCGACGAGTCGGAAGGCGCCGACAAACTCACGGTGCAAAGCAACCTAATCACCTTGGATAAACTCGGCGCGGCACCCGATCCGCGCTCCACGATGCGCAATGCGCTCGGAATTGAAGACGAGGCCGCATGATTAAGGTTCGTGATTTCGAACTGTCGCTGAAGGATGTTGGCAAGAATGGCACCTTCTCGGGCTACGGCAGCGTCTTTGATGTTGTCGACGCACAAAAGGAGAGGGTGTTACCGGGCGCCTTTGTCGAAAGCATTGCGGCCCGGAAAGCCAAGGGTCGGAAGTTTCCGGTTCTGTGGCAGCACCGCACCGAGAATCCGATCGGCGTCTACGAACATATCGAAGAGGATTCGAAGGGGCTCTACGTCGAAGGCAAGTTGCTGACCGAAGAGGTGGGCCAGGCCCGCGAAGCGCATGCCTTGATGAAAAGCGGCGCGGTCTCCGGGCTGAGCATCGGCTACTGGACGCGAGAGTCGAGCTTCGATGAGAAAACGGGAATCCGTTCCCTGTCCCGACTCGACCTTGAAGAAATTTCAATCGTGACTCTTCCGTCGAATGACGAAGCAAGAGTCGACGCAATCAAAATGAAGCTCGCTCATGGCGGGCTGCCAACAATTCGCGAGTTCGAATCCATCTTGCGGGAAGCAGGATTTTCGAAGTCGCAAGCTGCGGTTATCGCCAATCGCGGAATCAAAGCCTTGCTGCGGGATGCAGCGGAGGAACCGGCGAACGAAACGGCCGCGGCGCTAATCGAGCGTATCCGCGGCTTCACACTTCCTCCGATCTAAGCGGAAAATCAAAATGACAAAGCATGTATCGCCCGGCGAGTTTCGCCGGAAGAATGCGGCGGCTGTTGCCGACCGCGTTGATGCCCATCTCGAATTCAAGTCGATCATGGATGCGCTTGAAGCGCGCGACAAAGAGATCAAGACGTTTGCCGATAAGGCAACGGCCGAGATCAAGGACCACGGCAAGGTTCTGGATGAAACGAAGTCGGCACTGGAAAAGCTTTCCGGCGCCGGTTCGGAGCTTCAAACCCGTCTCCTTGCCGTCGAGCAGAAGCTGGCCCGCCGCGGTAGCGGCGACGCCCTCGCATTCGCCGGCAAGTCCGCCGGCAGCGAGTTCGTTGAATCAGACGTCTTCAAAGAACTACAGGCCAAGGGCAAGGGCAGTGCGCGCCTTCAACTGAAGGCGAATACACTGACGAGCCTGACGACCGACGCCTCGGGTTCTGTCGGTGCAGGCGTCCCGCAGCATCTCGTACCGGGAATCATAACGCCGGCCGAACGTCGCATGACGATCCGCGATCTTCTCGCGCAGGGAACGACCACGAGCAATATGGTCGAATTCGTCAGTGAGAAGGGGTTCAACAACAACGCGGCAAGCGTTGCCGAGAATCCGGTGGCGGCAAAGCCCGACTCGGATATCCAATTCGAATTGAAGAATGCGCCGGTTCGCACGCTGGCTCACATCTTCAAAGTGTCGAAGCAGGCCCTAGACGACGTGCCGATGCTCGCCTCGTACATCGATACGCGCGGCCGTTACGGGCTGAAGTACGTCGAGGAAACGCAACTTCTTTCCGGCAACGGTCAGACCACGAACGTCCATGGTCTGTTGCCGAATGCGACCACGTTCAATGAGTCCGGGCTCATTGAGCACGCGACGAATCCGACACGGGCCGATGTCATTCGGCTGGCCATGCTTCAGGTTCGTCAGTCCGAATACGCGGCCACCGGCATCGTCCTGAATCCTCTGGATTGGGCGGCGATCGAACTAGCCAAGTCTTCGGACGATGATCGCTACATCTGGGCCAATCCGCGCGCACTTGCGGCGCCGGGTCTTTGGGGCCTGCCGGTTGTCGACACGATGGCGATGCCGGCGGGTCAATTCATGGTCGGCGCGTTCAACATCGCCGCTCAGGTCTGGGATCGCCAGCAAGCCACGGTCGAAGTCGCGAACCAGAACAATGACGACTTTGAGAAGAATCTCCTCACGATCAGAATTGAAGAGCGCTTAGCGCTCACGATCTATCGTGCGGCGTCGTTCGTGCATGGTCACTTCGAACTCGGTGCCAGCCCGCTGCTGAACGACTAATCGCAGCGACACAGAAAACGGGGGAGGCGTTCGCGCCTCCCCTTTATTTTTAAGGAGCACGAATGCTTGTAAACGTCACTGCGCCGCAGGTGCTGGCGGTTGTCGAGTCCGAAGTGTGGGAGCATTTGCGCCTAGCGCTTCGCGAGTCCGGGTCGCCCGAGGAATTGCAGCCCAGCGACCGCGCGCATGTTCTGCGCTTGATGCAAGCGGCGATTGACGAGATCGATGGTCCCGACGGCCTGCTACAGCGCTGCCTGGTTACACAAGAATGGCTGCTTTATATCGATTGCTTCGCACCCGTCATTCCGCTGCCGTTGCCGCCGACTCAATCCATCACGAGCGTCCGCTACATCGATAGCGATGGCGCATGGCAAACCGTCGACCCGGCCGACTACCAACTAGCCGGCGCCAGTGGCACCGCGAGGGCCGAGCTGACTCCCGCCTTCGGGGAATCGTGGCCCTCGCACGCCTATGTGCCGCGCGCCGTAGAGATTCAATTTGTTGCCGGTTACGGCGACACGCCCGAGGCCGTCCCGGCTTCGATCCGCGCCGCGCTCTGCGAGATCATCGCGACCCGCTATCAATTCCGCGAGTCCATCATTATGGGCGGTGCCAGTCCGTTGCCGTTGTCGGCGCGCCGCACGCTCGATGCCCACCGCGTATTCGGCTAATGGCAAGTCGCTATGTGACCGGAGACGCCGAGACCCGGCGCAATCTTCGCGAACTTGCGAGGTACGTCAGCACGCCCGCTACCGCGGCAGCACGCAAAGCGCTGCGGCCCATGCTCGCCGCCGCGAAGCAGAACGCGAAGGAGTCCGACGATACCGGCGCGCTCCGAAGTTCGCTCACGATTAAAAAGCAGAGCAAGTCATCGAAATTGCACCCGCGCTTCCGCGTCGGCCCCGATGCCGGCCACCAGAAAGCCGGCCGCCGTCCGGTTAAATACGCGCACATCGTCAACTACGGCAAAGTGAATCGCGACGGCTCCGTGACTCCCGGCACTCGATTCATGGATCGCGCCTTTGAAGCCGAGGCGCAAGGAACGGTCGACCGTTTCGGCAAAGAGCTTGGGCCCGCGATTGAAAAGCACGCGGCCAAGCTAGGCGCGAAGTCTCGCAAATGACCGCTCTGCAAATCATCATCGATATTCTTTTAGCCTATGCGCCGCTGAATGCGGCGATAGGCGGTCGCGTCTATCCGGTATCGGCACCGCAGAAAGCGACGCTTCCCTACATCGTTGTCAATCGAGTCAGCGAAGACGAGGGCGAAATCCTTTCCGGGGCAAGCGGGATTCTTGAAGCCCGGATGTCGGTTTCCGTTGTTGCGTCCTCTGCCGGCGATGCCGACTTGATCGGCGAGGTCGCCAATAAAGCGCTTCGCAACGTCACGGGTCTCCAACTCTCGGAAGGCTCGCCGCCGGTCGCGGCATCGGTGACGGTTCGCAGGGATGGCAGCGACTTCACCGATCACAGCGACGACCGCTCGGTGACGCGCCGCGTCATTGATTATCGGATTGAGGGGAGATGGTGAGATGCCCGCAATCGGCTCCATGAATTACGAATGCGTGTTGCTGCGCCGTACCAAGATCGGCGCGAATGAATTGAATGAGGACCTGTTTGAGTACGTACCGGTATTTACGTTCTGGGCCTCGAAGCCGCGCATTCAGGGCGGCGAGTCCTTCAGCGATGAATCCCGCTACGCGCACCGCACCGTAACTCTGCGGACGCATTGGCTCAGCGACGTGCTGCTGACCGATCGCGTGAGAGTCGAGGGCGTCGACTTCGACGTAAAGGCCGTGAACGAAATTCCGTTTCGGCGCGGGACGGAGCTGGAATGCCGGGCAGTGGAGATTAATTGATGGCGGCGAATGTCGGCTCTATCGCGGTACGGTTTGGCGCCAACCTTCAGCCGTTCGACGCAGGCATTAAGGCGGGTGAACGCCGCATCTCGACATTTTCCGCGCACGCCAACCGCCAAGCCGGGATCATAGAACGCCGCTTCGCCGGTATGGGCGCGCTAATCGGTCGCAATTTCCGGGGCGCGTTTGCTGGTATCGGCGGCGCCGTTGGCATCGGTGCGCTGGCCGGCGGGTTCGGATTCAGTGCGCTGATTCAGCAAGCGAAGGGCGCGGCAAAAGCCTTTGCGGATATGAATGATGCAATCCGCGCATCTGGTGTCAGTTCCGATCTGTTTCAGGCTTTGGAATTCGCCGGCGTCGAAGAGGGCGTAACAGGCATTTCCAAAGCATTGGAGGATTTCGCCTCGAAATCCGGACTCGCCGTCGTCGGCAAGGGCCGGATGGTGGAAGCCCTTAAGGCTCTGAATCCTGAACTTCTCCGCAACATTCAATTGGCAAAGGACCAAGACGAGCGGATCAGACTTGTTGCCGATGCCGTCGCCAATGCAGCAACGGCGGAACAGAAGGCCGCGATCATCAAGAGTACGTTCGGCGACTCCATGCTTGGCCTCGTTCGCGTATTCGAAAACGGCGCCAAGGGACTCGACAATTTTACGCGGAGGGCTCGTGAACTCGGACTCGTTGTCGACAAGTCCATATTGGCGAAGGCCGATGAACTAGACGACAAGCTTTCGGTCGCGGCCAAAGTAATTGACGTTCAATTCAAATCGGCACTGGTCGAACTGGTCCCGCACATCGTCACGGTTTCCAACGCAATCGCGGGCGTGACGCGCTCCGTTAATCGGATGCTGGACTCCTTTAAGTCGCTGGATAACCGGCAGACCAGGTTTCTGCAGGAAGAAGCCAAGGCGCTGCGTGGCATGCCGGAGCCGCCCGCCTTCACTCTCGGGACCGGTCATTTCAGTCCAAAGCAGCGACTGGCTGAGATCGAGGCAGAACTGGCACGCCGCGCAAAGACCGAGATCACGGTGACGCCGCGCCTCGGCTCCGGCGGGCTGACCGTTCCGGAGCGTAGCGCGGCAATCGATGCCGCGACGAAGCAAAAGGAATCGGTTGCTGCCCTTGTGGCGGAAATGCAATTCGAATCCGAACAGTTGCGACGCAATACTCAAGATCAAGAGCTTTATGCCGCGCTGAAAGCGGTAGGCGTCGAGCGTAATTCGGAATTCGGAAGGTCGATTGAGGGCGCGCTTTCGTCGCTTCAAAGGGAGCGCGCCGAGATCGAAAAGACGGCGGCGGCTTCGCAAGCCCTTGGAGACGTGCTGGGCGACGCTCTGTCATCGATGATCTTGCGCGGCGAGAAGGCAATAGATGTTGCCAAACGACTCGCGCTCGGACTTGCCGAGGCCGCGATCAAAGCGGCTTCTATGAAGTGGGCGAGCGGACTTTTCGGCATCGGCTCCGATCCTTGGGCCGGGCTCCGAATGGCGAAAGGCGGCGTCTTCAATGGCGGCGCCCTAACCGCATTTGCCAAGGGCGGCATCGTCAACCAGCCGACTCTTTTCCCGTTCGCGAAGGGCGCCGGACTCATGGGCGAGGCGGGACCGGAAGCCATCATGCCGTTGGCCCGAACATCGGGCGGAAAGCTTGGCGTCATGGCGAGGGGACTCGACGCCGGAGCCGCGAGCCGAGTCAAAGTCGACGTCGAGGTGCATGTAAACGACGACGGCACGCTTGGCGCCATTGCGAGACAGTCCGGGGCGCAGGCCGCTGGACAAGCCGTCGCGGTCTACGATCGCAGGCGCAAGAAGAGCTTTGAGAACGGCGGGCGGTTCGGATGACGAGCGCCGAAATGGAAGCCGCGGCCAAGGCCATGGCGAAGCGCTTAGTGCATGCCGTCATTCTTTCCGTTGACGAGGAGTCGCCGCGTCACTTGGTCGACGTCATCGCCGAACTCGGAGTCGAAACCGAGAAACAATTCGGCGACCGCATGACGCCCGCTGAACTGACGGCGCTGGGCGCAAGAATTCTTGAGATCGGAACCGAGGCGATTCACGACGCACAGACCCGGATCGTGCCGGGCCCAAACTCAATCAACTAGACAGACAGCAAAGGAGACCCGTGACTCACGAAAGCTATAACGACTACGACGGCGTAATTTGCCATCTCGGAGATCGCTGGCGGGTCATTGAATGCAGGGACGGCATTCAGTGGATACTGCAGACCAGACACGGCAAACAGTGGGATGGCCGGTCCTACTGCCAGACCCGCCAAGTGTTGCTCCGTTGCATCCGCGAGAGAATTGGTGAGTGCGATACCGCGGCCGTCCAAGCGCTTCCCGATTGGATTGGCGGCTCTGGAGCCCGTCGAAGAAGGCCAGAAAGGCAGGTAACGCGCGATTCCAATCCCGAACCCATCGCGGCATAGGGGCGGGGCCTGAAATGCTCCCTTATCTCGCCAGTCTCGCGGCCTTCCTGTTCCTCAGCGCGGTCACGGCCGGACTCCTCTGAACGGTTGGAATGAAGAAACCAAAGAATCCGCGCGGCGGTTTGCCTGAATGGGTCATCGCGGCCCGAGCCCAGAATACGAAAGCGCTCAAGCTTCGGTATGAAGCCGGAGTCCCGGCTCATGTGATATCCGCGGCGCGGCCCGCTCTGAATTTCAAGCTACGGCCCGGCGATAGCGAATTGATCGAGCGCTTTGTAGGGCTGATTAAACTCGCCAAGCCGACGCCCTGGGCCATCCAGGGCGAGCTTGTCGCCGCGTTGCGTGAGGCGAACTGTCTGAAAGGCGCGCAATTCCATCGCGCCGATTTCATTGCGCATGAGATCGTTACCCGAGCATTCAAGCGGGTAGGGGCGAGGCGACCGACTCCCGATGAGGGGCAGCGCTATTTCGTTCGAACCAACTGCGCATATTGCGGCGACTACCTCGACGAAGGCTCGCTTGGCATTTTCTGCGGCGATCATTGCGCCATCATGTCGAAGGCCCGCCAGATACGCGAAGAGGCTTTCAGCTCCTACGAATGGAATCGCTTAGCGCATCGGGCGATCGCGCGGCAGAAGATCGATGCCCGCCGCTGCGAGGCGCCGCAATGCGGCAAGCAATTCGTGCCCCGGACTCCTGACGCGAGATTCTGTTGCAGGGATTGCGCCGGCATCGGAAGAGTTGACGCCATTCCGATGAAACCTTGCGCGACGTGCGGCAAGCCGTTCCGCGGCAAGACTCGTGACGCGCTCTTTTGCTCTAAAAAATGCAATCCGGTCACGCATCGA